TGGAAAACATAGATATTATACTACTCAAACATATTGGACATGGGATTACGCAGGAAAAGAAAGTAAAAAATGTAAAGAAATAAATTTTTGTGGAATTACATTAAAAAGTAAGAAAATTGATTTGCCAAGTTCTGATTATATCACCACAATTAAAGAATCTAGTCATATACGATATAAATATTATGGTGTTGGAACAAAATATACTGGCACAATTTTTACAGTATTAAAAAATAAAACAATCAGTGATAATAGTTTATTTTATAGCGATATGAAAATAGAACAAGTAGTAGAACATTTAGAATCTAGCATTACATTGGTTATATTTTGGATTGTATGGATAGTATTAGTTATCGCAATTGTTTTTGGATTTTATTATTTTGATAATGAATGGTTAGAATGAAACATGCAAATTGAATAGAGGTGAAAATATGGAGATTGTAGTACAAACAGATTATCAAGACATCTATAGAATTACAGATGGAGTTTTGTTTATTGTAAATAAGTTTATTCCTGTTGATTATTCGAATGATACACCTGAAAAGATTTATGTGTATCAAAGTGATATGAAATATAGATTATACAATAAGTTTTGTCAAAAACGGTTAAAAGTTTTAAAAGAAGATTATAAGAATAAATATTGTCCAGTTGTTATTCCAAAAGGAACAGTTATGTATATGAATACACCAGTTATATGTACAAAAGACAAAACTAAATGGAAATATGAATTAAAGACAACGGGAGCGGCTTTTAGTGGAGATTTTTATACAGTAAGGAAAATGTTGGATGTTATAGATGACATTATAATTGAAAATTAGTACATGAAATCTTGCTTTCAGGAGGTGCGATAAAGTGACAACAGTTGAATTTAGAAATGAATTAATAGACAGGTTGAATAATAATGCAAGTCGTTATCACGGTGGAATTTGTAACGGAAGATATTTTCCAGAAGTAGAAACATTTGATGTTGATGAAGTTTATGAGATTATCGACAGAATTTACTTCAATCAACCAGAAGATAATAACGAAAGTGAGTGATTATAATGTCATATTGGACTTACATAACAGGAACGATAACAGTATCTCCCATAGGGCGTACACAAGCTCAGAAAAGGTACATTCTCGATACCGTCCTGGCACATCTACCGATAGTTTCTGGTTCAGAGAAAGATATGGATGTATACGTGATTCAGAAAAATGGTCATAATAGTTCCTGTTCTTGTGATGAATTTGGAGAAATAACTAATAATCTTGTTGACAGTTATGGTCAAAAATCAAGAGTAAGAGGTTGGCTGTATACACAAGATGAATACATCTTAGTCGTAGACGCTGCATTAAGAGATAGAGAATTTGATCAGACGTACAGAGAATTTACGAAATGGCTTGTACGATTAGGTAAAAGAGTCATGATTGATAATATTCTTGTAAAAATTAGTGGATATGATAAATCTACAATCATCAAAGATTATCGTGTACAGAATGAAAAATATTCATATCAAAATGTTTTCTTTAATCTATTTGAAGGAACAAGTTGGGTGAAAGATGATGGAGAAGTTAATTGGTGTGAATATATGTTATATTCAAGGGCGAAGGACTCTAATTATCCTATGATGTTAGCATACAAATACTTCAATGATAAAGAAAATGATGAAGAAGTAGAGAGAAGAATGAAATATGAAAAAGGTAAAAAAGTATAAAGAGAAATATAAAACAGGAATGATATTCAGAAGTAAGAAAGATCCTTGGACTGATTTTGTGATTAATTATGTTTCATATACGAGAGAATCTGAAACAGCTTATACATTTAATATGAACTCAATTATAGGTTGGACAAGGATTAATCAAGAAGCCTTCGATAAAAATATCAGTGTGTCAAAAGGAATTGATTATGATAAAGTCAAAAATCATGAAGTGAGTACATTTCCATATTCGTTTTTCGGTGAGATGCATCAGAAATCTATGGATAATTATATCAGAAAATATGAAATGGAATTTTGTGGTATGAGTGATAAAGAAGTTATTGTATTCAATGATGATGCTTTTGAGTATTGTTCTGGATTTAAAAAGTAACATCATGATAAAAATTAAAATATGGAGGACGTAAAATGAAATTATTTAAAACAGTAGATGAGAAATTAGCAGAAATTGGATTTACAAAAGAAAAAGAAAATGAGTATGGGTGTGTATATAAAAGAAAAGATAAGAAATATAATTTTACACAAGAAGTTGTCATTGGATACAAAGAATCTGGTAGACATATTTTACAGTCATATGATCCAGATTTAGGAGATGATAAAGGAATTGGAAATACCTGTGTAGGACTTACAGGATATGAAATGAAGCTATTTCTTAAAAAGATGAAGCGGATGAAAATGTATTCTGGAAAGAAAGTAACTATCGAATAATGGAGAATGAAAAAATGAGTAATTGTAAATTTTGTGATAAAGGTGTTCCACTTATAATAGGTAAGACTAATGATTATGGTGTAGCAATTCAATATCCTAGAAGACTTATTGCATACGGATATGATATTCATGGATATGATTCAAATGGATTGGTTGTTAAAATTAATTATTGTCCTATGTGTGGTAAGAAGTTGAGTGAGTAGAAGAAATTGGCATTTCAAAGGAGAGAATATGTTAATAAGAAGTCAAGATAAAACAAAATTAGTAGATATTGCAGGAAAAACAATTTCAATTAAAAGAATCAATTCTCATACAAGCAATATTGAAATTGTATATGCCAATAGTTCAGTAGTATTGGGAGCATATAATGAAGAAAATGCGTTAAAAGTTTTAGATGTAATTGAAAAAACTTATTGTAAAAGGGATTCTGAATATATCACGTTTAGAATGCCAAAAGATGAAAATGTGAGCAAAATACGTATGTAATAAAGTATATTGGAGGTTTAAATGAAGAATAGAGAAAAATTCGCTAAAGAAATTTTGGATATTGCTTGGGAAGGTGGTGGTATGGCTGTAACAAAAGAAAATAAAATTGTTTGTTATAGCGATATACCATCGTGTGTATTATGTTTACTTAATTGTTATGGTAAACGTGGACGTTCAAACTCATGTCGTGATAAATTGTACGAGTGGGCTGAATCAGAATATGTAGAGAAACCTACAATTACATCAAAAGAAAAGGCATTTCTTGATACACTTGTACCTGACTGCAAATATATTGCAAGAGATGGTAATAATCGACTTTATATTTATGGTAAGAAACCAATACGTGAAGATAAAAGTGAATCTTGGGTACCTGATAATTCTAATTATTACTGTGCAACAAGAGATATATTTGGTAATATGTTTGACTTTATTAAATGGGGAGACGTGGAACCTTGGAGAATTGAAGATTTAAAGAAATTAGAGGTGAGAGAATGAGTGGAGAAATGATGCAGTTTCCAAATAATATAAAACAATTTTTAGACAAATATTCATTTTTAGACAGAGAAAGAATATATACAAATGGAAGTTTATTGATTCCTACATTCAGAGCAGAACAAGCTCTTGAGTATTATGTTCCAAAATGGAATTCGATTAATAATGGTTTACCATGTATGGAATTAGTACATAAATCATCATTTAACAATACCTATGAATCAAAAAAAATGTTCTCATTCAAACAAAACGAGATGAAATATATTCGGCTTATTGTGTAAAAAGAGTATATAAAGACATGAAATTTAAGGAAGATATAAATTGGTACATGCATGGAACAATGAAAGTGATGAGTAAAGTTGTTGCATGGATGCCATTACCAGAATTATATACAGGTGAGTAATTATGTATGATGATTATGAAGAAAATCCATATGACTACTGTTATGAATGTAGTGGTTATGGTGACGATTATTATACGGACGAAGATGGAGAATTGGTCTGTAGATGTCCTGAATGTCCTATGAATCCTAATTATGATTATTGGGAGGAATGATAATGTCATTGTGTGAAAAAACAATAAGACAATTGGAAGAAGTATATCAACGGAATATACGTTGTAAAGGTTCATTTAGTAAAGAAGAAAGTCCAGAATTATATAATATGTGTAAACATTGTGAACAATATTGTGGTGAAAAACATAATTATAGGGAATGTAGAAATGTGCAATGTTTTATAAACTGGTTGGCTTTAGAGTATCTTGATTGGATAAATGGTTACTAATATTTATTTTATCTAAGTAAATTTCTATGGGTGATCACCCAAATTATTTCCAAAAACAAAGAAATATTATTTTCAACTAAATGACTCAAATTCCCTTATTTTATAGGGGATTGCGCAATCTCAATTACCTAGGAGTTACCTAAATTCCTTTCTATAAATTCTGTAATGCTGCATAAATCGGACATTTTCAACTATCCGATAAAAATAATAATTCATCGGAGAATGGATTAAGAGTATTAAGTCTATTTGATGGCATATCTTGTGGCAGAATTGCATTGGATAGAGCTGGATTCAAGGTTAAAGATTATTACGCTTATGAGATTGAACAGAATGTAATCAAAATAAGTAGATATAATTATCCATCCATTTATCAATGTGGTGATGTTCTTGATGAAGATTTTAGTAAATATGATGGTATTGATTTGTTAATTGGTGGATCACCATGCCAGTTCTGGGCTTCTTCAAAGTGTTCAAAAACTGCTAAGAAGAAAAGAGAAATAAAACCTGATGGCGAAGGATGGAATTTGTTCATGCAATATGTAAGAGCATTACATGAATCAAAACCAAAATATTTTTTGTACGAAAATAATTATGGAATTGGTGAAGAAATTCAAGCTGCTATCACAAAAGAACTCTGTGTTGAACCTGTGCTTTTAGACAGTCAATTAGTTTCGGCTCAGAGGCGCAAGAGATTATATTGGACGAATATTCCAATAAAAGGAGAACCAGAAAATAGAGGAATTTTAGTAAAGGATGTGATTGTAAATGATTCTGAACTAATTAAGCAGTTTGATGATCGTATTAGAAATACATTAGTTAAATGTGAGAATTACATAAAGTATGATTTAAGTGGAAAAGGACATTTTTCTCAGCAAGATAGGATGTATTTTCTTGATAATAAAGCACCAACAGTTCCAAGATGTAGAACTGAAACTAAATTCAACGTTTGGTTAGGTGGAGAAACATATAAGAAAACTTGTCCCGTTGAGATAGAAAGACTTCAAACATTACCAGATGGATATACGGAGTTTGGGTTGAATGAAGATGGAAGCATTGTGAAAATGCCAAAGACAAGAAGATTTGAAGCTATTGGCAATGGTTGGACTGTTGATATTATAGCTTGGATATTTAGTTTTATGAAGAAATAAAATATAAAAGAAAAGAATAAAGGAGAAAACACTATGGGAATTACAAGCAAACAGACAGGAAAATTCAGAAGAATGATGAGAAAAATTGAGAATGAGCAGCTTAAAATTAAAGCTGATTCTGTAAAACGTAAGAAGAAAGATGGTAATAAAAATGCCTGACATTACTATGTGCCGTAGTAGTGACTGCCCTAAGCGTAGTCATTGCTACAGGGCGCAAGCTAAACCAGATAAATTGCAGAGTTATTCAGACTTCTCTGCTGAATGCTTTCAATATAATTTCTTACGATTTTGGAGTATGAGTGGGGAATCTGATGGTAAGCAAAAAGAATACAATGATAAAAACAAATAATATAAAGAGAGAGGGTAATAGTATGGACGAATTTATGAAATTTAAGAAGGCTTTACGGGATCACTTTGATGATATGCAGAAAGAATCAACACATTTATTTGAAGTAAATGTTGATAAGGACGAATTATGGAATGTATATCTTGATAGTTTTCCTGCTGGTACAAACGACATTTTTAGAGAACGTAGAGAGCATGATTGTAGTTGTTGTAGACAGTTTATCAAGAATATCGGTTCAGCCGTTATAATCAAAGATAATCAGATACATACAATTTGGGAGCTTAATCTTGGCGATACAATTTATCAACCAGTATGTGATGCACTTGATACGTTTATAAAATCTCATACAGTTACAGATATTTATATAACAAAATTTCATAAAATTGGAACAGATTATAACTTTGAGGAAATTAATGGAAAATCTCATCGGTGGGATCACTTTTATTTAGAACTTCCGAATAAATTTGTAAACAAAACAAGTCGTTCAGACGAAGAAATTAAGGGACAATTTAGAGATACAAGAAATGTATTTAAGCGTTCTCTTGATGAAATTACAATGGAATCACTTGATACAATTCTTGAGCTTATTAATTCTAATACACTTTATAAAGGTGAAGAGTGGAAAGGTGTACTTACAGAGTTTAAGAAATACAAGAAAGAATATGACAAACTGACATCTGATTCCGAAAAGGATTTGTACGCATGGGAAAAGTCAGTTACAGCAGGTATAACTATTGGTAGAATTAGAAATCATTCTATCGGGACACTTCTCATTAATGTAAGTGAGGATATGGATCTCGATACAGCGGTTAAGAAGTATGAACAAATTGTTGCTCCGTCAAACTACAAGCGTCCAAAGGCTATTTTTACAAAAAAGATGCTTGAAGATGCAAAAAAGACTATTACAGAACTTGGTTATATGGATTCATTACAGAGAAGATTTGCTAATCTGAATGATATTAGTGTTAATAATGTGCTGTTCGCAAATAAAAGTGTTGCTAGAAAAATGATTGATTCGGATGATCTTTTCAGTCAGATGGAAAAATATGTAGTTGTAAGTCCTAAGAAATTCTCAAAAATTGAAGAAATTTCAGCACAGGATTTTATCGATAAGGTACTTCCAACAGCTAAAGAAATCGAAGCATTTGTAGAAAACAAACATGAGAAGAATTTTGTTTCTATGATTGCACCCGTTAATCCAGATGCTAAGACAATGTTTAAATGGAACAATGGATTATCTTGGGCTTATTCAGGTAATATTACGGATTCAGATATGAAACAGAATGTAAAAAATGCTGGTGGTAACGTTGATGGTATTCTAAGATTTTCTATTCAGTGGAATGAAGATGGACATGATAATTATGACTTAGATGCACATTGCGTTGAACCAGATGGAACAGAAATTTATTATGGTAGTTACAAAGCACCTAGAATTACATCTATGGGTGGACAATTAGATGTTGATGTAATCAACCCATGCGGTAATATTGCAGTAGAGAATATTACATGGAATGATTTATCAAAGATGAAGCCAGGAACATATAGATTCTTTGTACATCAGTATTCAGGTGCAGTGAGACATGGATTCAGAGCAGAAGTTGAATTTAACGGAGAGATTTATTCATTTGATTATAGTAATCCTATGAGGACTGGCGAAAATGTTCAAGTTGCAGAAGTGACACTTGATAAGAATGATAATTTCTTAATCAAAGAAAAGTTGTCTGGAAACTCTACTATTTCAAGTCGTGAGATTTGGGGTGTAAACACTAATCAGTTTGTTCCTGTATCGGTAATTAGCTATAGCCCTAATTATTTTGATGAACAGGATGGAATTGGTCACAGACATTTATTCTTCTTTTTAAAGGATTGTATCAATAGTGAAGAACCAAATGGTTATTATAATGAATTCTTAAAGAGTGACCTCGAAAAACATAAGAGAGTATTTGAAGCTTTAGGTGCTAAGTGTTATGTAAAAAACACAGATGATCAGCTTTCAGGAATTGGATTCTCTATGACAAAGAGATCGGATTTAGTTGTAAAAGTAAAAGGCGCAACAGAACGTGTGATGAAGATTAAGTTTTAATTAGAAAAGGAGAAGATTAATATGAGTGATATTAATTTATTTGAGGTAGCAACTAGAGCAAACTATCAGTTTCCATTTAGAGGAATGATTAATGTAATTGATTTATGGGATTTATCTCTTACAAATCTTGATTCGGTATTTAAAGCACTTAATGCAGAAGCAAAGAAACATGAAGAAGAGAGTCTACTGAATGCAAAGTCAAAGGAAGACGAAGAGGTTTCTAATAAGATTTGTATTATTAAGTATATTGTTAGCGTAAAACTTGCAGAAAAGAAAGCAAGAGAAGATGCTAAAAAGAATGCAGAAATGAAACAGAAACTACTTGAAATCAAAGCTAAGAGACAGGACGCAGCACTTGAAAATATGTCAGATGAAGAACTGGATAAGGCACTTGCAGAATTGGGAGAGTAAAAACTACTATATTTTGTAATTGTAAAAAATATACACTATATATAGCAACTGACGCATATTGCAGTTGTTATATATAGTAATGAAAGGTTGATTTCAAATGAGATGGTTAATTAATTATATACGAAGTTGTTTTTGTAAACATGACTGGGAATTAATTTTTGATACTCAAGTACATGGTGAAAAATTAGATGGAAGTCGTTATGAATATCCATTATATCGTGTAAAAACATATCGTTGTAAAAAATGTGGAATGGAGAAGAAATATAAAAGTGTTAAATAAATTTCCGATAATGCATTTGATTGGCAATACAAAAATAGAAAATGAACAACAATTCGTATATGCTGAGAAATATTATACTAAGAATGGATATATAATATTTAAGCCTGTATTTTTCGGATTAGACAAAAATGATAAAAAGTTGGAAATGTATACTGATATGTGTACACAAAAATTAAATATGTGTGATGTAGTTTGTGTCGTTACTGAGTATATTGGAGAATCTACAAGAAAAAGAATTGAACAAGCAAGAGAACTCGGTAAGGAAATTATATATTTTAATTTGGAGGAATAAATAATATGATTAAAATTATTTGTATTGTGAGCTTTGTTTTACTTACATGTGTTGCTATTGGTGCATCGTTTGAATAATGGATAAAAGAAATTTTTTATTGTATCAAAAGGGGTGATTTATGACGATAGAAAATAAAACAGATAATAAATATTTAGATGCTCTGATTAAAGATGCTTTTGATGGAATGCCATATGATAATCCATACATTACATTATTGTCAAAGATTATGATTTAGACAGAGTGTATTTAGATGTTGATGGTGAAGAATTTCATATCAGAACGTGGAATATTTCAGATATTGATATAACAAAAATTGAGATTGACTATACATTATTTAAAATTCTTCAAGATGGATACTGTAAAAGTTATAAAAATAAAACATTAACCATTTATAAATAATACGATGAAAGAAATCTTTCATTGTATCAAAGGTGGTGATTCTCAATAGGCAAAGCAAAAAGAAAACATCGTCCGTCTCCGCCTTACTGGTGGTTCTTAGAAACTGATAATTGTTGGTTCTGTAAAAATAGAAATAATTGCAATGGATGTAAACTTTTAAAAGAACAACAAAGTATTAAAAATAAAAGGAGAAACAGAAGATATAAACAAGAGTTGAGTAAAGAAAATCATGATTAAGAGGGGAATTAAATATGGGATGTCATACTTGGTTTAGTAGACCAATTACAGACAAAGAATTTGAGAAAATGAAAGAAAACGCACCAAAGGAAATATATTATTTAACAGGTGATTCTAAAAAGAATATTGAAATTGGATTATATGATAAGAATTTATATGATCTTCTTATGAAATCATATAATGAAAATATTCCTTGTGTATATGGATTTTATTGGTGGCAATTAGGATATGGTTCAGGCATAGATAAGACATATAAGGAAATTGGAAAATGCTCAAAATTATATACTGATGTTCTTGAATACCATGACACATTTAGGATTTCTAATTATCCACGAAGAATTATTAGAAGTCGTAGAGATTTGAGAAGATTTTTACGAAAAAGATATTTTAAATTGACGGATAAACAATTAGAACGAGTATCACAATTTTTCAGAGAATATCCAGGTGGAGTAATTACGTTTGGTTGAAAGGAAATATATGAGTAAAGAACCGAAATTGAGTAAGCAATTTGTTAAATGTAGTAGTTTATCAATGTATCATAAGAGAAAACGTGTAAGAAAGAAGAATGAAAATAGAGTTGATAAACTTTTAAAAAATCTTCCAGATGTTATTACAGATGCTTTTATATAAGGAGACATTATGACAAACACAAAAATTTTAAAAGAGGAATTTGGAATGAGATTAGTTAAAATCGTAGATATGAAACTTAAAAAATCAGATAAACTGTTTCTATTAGATATCAAATTAGATGTTGGAGATTCATATATTTATGCTACAAACATTGTAATTGGTGATATGGATGATGCAATAGATAAAGTAAATATTGAACAAGATGGCTTAACTGGTGAATGTACGATTTCGGGATTATTCAAAAATGATTTATGGCTATTAAATAATATTATAGAGCATGAACAAAAGCCAAAAGAAATGACATTAGAAGATATTGAAAAAGCTCTTGGTTATTCTGTAAAGATTGTGAAGGAGAAGGAATGATTACAGGTACAACAATTTTGTTAATTGTTATGTGGATTGTATGTACAGCAATTTCTATAACTGGAATGATATGTAAAAGAAATATAGATGTTATTAGTATAATGAGTATTTCTTTAATAGTAACTATTTTTGTAATGTTTTTTACATGATGAAAAATTTATTTCAAGGAGGGTTACATGAATGATTAAATACTATTGTGATATATGTGGAAAAGAAACAAATAATAAATCTTATTGTATACCAATAAAAATATATGGAACGTCTGGTTGTACATATTTTTCAAAATATCTTTCAAAAGAAGTTTTATTGTGTTCTTCATGTAGAGATAAGTTTAGTGATTTTGCTTTAAGATTGGCTGTGGATGATGAACTCTATGAAAGATTGAAATTTGATCCAGATGACTAAATACAAGGAGAATTTATCAATGTTAGAACCTTATGAATGGAGAAGTCAAGTATACTTACATCCACCAGATAAAATGAATGATTTGTATTATAAAGTTTGTTGTTATTGGAATGCAAAAACTGAAATATATGATTCTTTTTTAGCTGACAGTTATCTATATGACTCAGCATATATTTCAAATCCTAAATTTCGTGGCTATTCTGCCGAATATTCCCGTCAAATATTTTTATTTTGTCAACATGTGCTTATTTGTGAATGCGATAAGCCGTTTGATAAAAACTTATGGAAGCATATAAATAACAATAGATATACTGCTCGTCAGTGGATAAAAGAATATGAAAGATTAAAATCTAATGGAGCATTAGATTTTATAGAAAGGTATAAAAATTGAATGAAAAAGAATTATCAAGAAAAGATGTAGAGAATATTTACTATAAAGTGCGTTGTTATTACGAAGTAAAGGCTAAACTATATGAAGATATATTAAATTTTGATACACCATATATGTACAATTATATATGTAAAGATTACATATACGATATAAGACTTTCAGCTTGGAATAATTTAGATATATTAAAAGCTCAATGCACGACAATAATTCAAAGTGAAACACATCAACCATTTGATTATACATTATATGAAACAATAGCAAGTTTTGACAAGTATGAATATTGGTTCATTAGATATAAGAAATTAAAATCTGATGGAAAATTAGATTTTATAGAGAAATATAATAAATAATGAAAAGGAGATTAAATGAATTACGAAGATTTTCTAAAACAAAAGGATTATGTTCTGGAAAGTAGTGGATTTAATATTGATAAGATAAACTAAATTCAATTGAATCATTGGAAGAATTAGCAAAAAAGTGAGAAACACAGTTATTAAAAGATTGATAAAACAATATTAGATATAACGTGTACAATATGCACAAAACAAGAATTGAAATATATTGATTTCTCGTTGTATTTTAGATGAATTTTTGTGCATATTGTATAGAGGTATTAGATGAAACACGAGTTTCACAGGAGGAATAATTTATGAGTTATATTATTAAATCACCAGATGAACTAAAAGATCCATTCTTATGTTATTGTGTATTCCATAGATTTATGGAAGAAGCTGGCGAAGATTATATTGATTACAATGAATGTATTGTAAACGGGACACCATTATTGTTCTGGATGCTTGGTAAAGGATATATTTCAGACAAAGAAACAGAAGAAGTGTTAGAGAGAAGTAATGGGAAATATATTTATGTTTCAGATATTTTAAAAGACGATGCGATTTTTAAAGAGAGTTACGGTGACACATCAATTGGATCAGTAAAATCATATAGCATTTTAGCGGAATATATGTGTCAGATTTCAGAATTTAGACAAAGATTATATGATAGTGTATATGACAAAGCAACAGGATTTGAGAATCATAAATTTTATAAAGATGAAAATGGAATTAGTCTTGCTTGTATTATCGGTGATGATAATATGGTTGAAAATAAATTGTATTCTTTAAAAGAATTAAAAAATATGACAGTATATGAATTTTACGATTTATCATATAAAGATCA